TGAGATCGAATCTCAAAATGCAGACATCGTTATGGAAGCTCTGAAAGGAGCAACGATCACAGTCAAATAAGACTACGGTCTTATTTCCTGGAGTGTCGAGTCTGCTTCTTCGCTCGGCACTCCTTTTACAAGAAGACAATGTTCTGACCATATTGAACCTCTGGATAAGAAAAGGCCCTCAGCTTCGTGCTGAGGGTTTTTTCTTTTGGAATGAATTTGACCATAATTTGACCGAGAGAAAAACAAAAACCGCTAAACCTTCGACAGTTGAGCGGTCTTTTATGGTGGAGATGAGGAGAATCGAACTCCTTTATGTTTGTCTTACCAAAGACAAAAAGTGCTTGTTTTATGGACTTTTACGGCTTGATCAATTTCTTTGTCCATCATTAACGGACTCATTTTGACCGAGATTTTGCCCGAAAGTGAGGTCGATTACGGAAGCGACTCTTCTGTCCTCGCCATCAAGGATATGTCCGTAAGTGCCGAAGCTGTCGAAGCTGACGGAGTGTCCGACAACGTCCTTTATGCTCTGCTCCGGCAGAACGTTCTTCATCATGGAAATGAAGGTGTGTCTCAGTGAGTACACCGTGCCTGGAATACCGCGTTCCTTCTTGAGAATGGCCCAGTGATTACGCATGGTCGACTGATTCCCCATTGAACCGTCAGGAGAGCAGAAGATCCATTTCGTTCTCAGGTTCTTTGCTTCATTCCTGGCTATCGTCTGACGGAGTATTCCTTTCGCCAGTTCCCCTATGGGTATCATCCTTCGTGCATTTTCGTTCTTGCCTTCCGTGATCCTGCCGGATGCAGACACGGAGCGCCTGATAACGACTCTGTCCTTTTGAATATCATCAATGGTGAGACCGAGTGCTTCGCCTGGTCTCATTCCCGTCAAAAGAAGGAAAGAGAAGAGTGGATGATACCAGAGCTCGGAAGGCTCCAGGAGTCTCCTGACATCATCATTCTGGAGAACTTCCTTCTCCTTCTTGTAGTGTCCTTTCGGAATATAGAGATCACCACGCAGCAGCTCGCATTGATAGTCCTGATAACCAAACTTGATAATCTGCATGATGATTCCTCGGAGGGACTTGAGCGACTTCTCGGACAACGGCTTTTTCTCGCCTCTCGCTTCGTTTATGAGACTCTGCCAGTCTCGGAGGGTAACTTTACATATTTTCCTTGAACCGAGCACAGGTGCGATGTAGAGCCTTATATAGCGCTCGTACTGAATGTATGCTTCGGAATTTTCGCCACGTCTTGCTTTCACGTCTTCGAGAAACTCTTTTGAGACCGTATAAACGGACTTTTCACCTGTTCCTTCGTCATAGTACCATTTATCGTACTTTTTCTGTACTTCCTTACGGCCTTTAGCGCCTGGCACGGAAGAAGAGAAGGAGTATGTCTTTCCTTCTCTCATAACTCTGATCCGCCAGCGCTGACCATCCCATTTAGGACTGTTCATCGTTATGCTCCTCTTCCTTCTTTTGTAACTCAGCCAGATACTTGATATAGGTTATGGCTTGTTCCTGGTTCCTGTCTGACAGTCTGGAGAACTCCATCCATAGATCAGCTCTGATATTCAGTCCACCGTGAAATGCACCGGAAGGGAGTGTGTCTTCGTTTTTAGAAACTTCCATGTTTACGTCATATCCCATAAGCCAGGCAGGAGAGACATTTAATGCTCTTGCCATTTCTCCTATCGCAGACTGTTTAGGTACTACGAAGCCGTTAAGATACTTCGAGATAGATCCCTTCCCGATTCCGCTTTTCTTAGAGAGTTCGGATGCCGTCATACATCTAACTTCTAATGCTTCTCTGATTCTTTCTTTTATGTCAACCATATTATTACCTTCCTTCGCCCTGATTATATGACAAATTTATGACAGTTTCAATTTTGCAATTAAAAAGGGTTGCAAATTTGAAACCGAGTGTTAGAGTATAATCAGGTTTCAAAATTGAAACCGAACAAAAGGAAGGAGGTTTATATGGCTTACAAGACAGACAAATTGAAGGCACGAATCGTCGAAAAGTATGGAGATCAGAAGACTTTTGCAGAAGCTCTCGGAATGACTGAACCGACATTGAGCAGACTTCTCGCAGAAGGCAAGGACTGGAAAGGCTCTATGCTTATGAAGGCGATTGACCTTTTGGAGATTCCCCAGACTCAGGTAGACTCCTATTTTTTTGAGCCTGTGGTTTCAAAAGAGAAACTTCAAGAGGTGAAAACATGAAGGCTCTATGCGGACTCTATCCGTCGCTCGGCAGACATTTCAAGTCGATGACAGAGCTGGCTCACGCAGCGAACAGATCAAGAGATTATGTCTGGCGGTGCTTGAACGGACAGAGGGACTTCACCAGAGCTGACAAGAAAGCAATCTCGGCAAACATCGTGGCAAGCCTTCTCAGATCCAACAAATACGAATACTCGGATCTGGAGAACGCGATGAAAGCATACGAAGGAGACTTTGACGAGATCTACAAGGTAAAGGCCGATGACAGACGAACAGTTCATCAAGACGAATGACCTTCTCATCGTAGTAGCGACAATGGCACTCCTCTCAGGACTCAGCCTGATGTGCATCAGAGAAGAACAGATCGTTTACCAGACTGAATATCCAAGCATAGAGGTCGAGGAGAGTTCGGAAGTCGAAGAGAAGAAGCTGAGGGAGATAAACCCTCATTTATTGGAAGAAAAGCAACTGAGAAACATCTGGCAGGACGTAGATATAACCTTCCTGACCATAGAGACGGAGTATCTCGGAGTCTACTTCATAACGGCTTACTCCGATGAAGAGACAAACTCCAGGCAGACCGCTTCCGGCATAGAGGTTCACTACTCGGAAGACAATTTTGAACCGACAACGTGTGCGATAGACAGACGGTATCACCGTTTCGGAGACCTTTTCATGATAAACGGCAAGGTCTATGTCGCGGAAGACACGGGAGCATTTAGCGGACTCTGGATCGACTGCTTCGTGGAAACGATGGAAGAAGTATGGGAATGGCCCACATCGTATATGTCAGTTTACTCGGTTGAATACAAAGAAAATTACCTAAAAGGTAAGGAAAGGAAGATAACGCATGAACGGTTTAACAGTTATTTACATCATCGGAGCGATGGCGCTCGGTGTCCTTATAGGGATGATAGTTGAGCTCATCCTCGACAACCAGACGATCATGGAGCTCCGTGAGAAGAACAGAAAGCTGACGATGGAGAACATCCAGCTCAGGAGAGAAGCAAAGCACGAAGTCATCGAGATCATCGACAACAGAAGTGCAATCGATGAAGTTGAGTTCGGAGGTTTTTAAGTATGGCTAATCAACATAATAATCTGGCAACAATGTCTCGATCAGATTTTGAGAAATATTGCGAAGCGCAAAGTGATGAGTGGAAAGTCGAAAAACTATATAAGACTTTACATGATTTAGCCAAAAGCAAGGAAAACTGTCAGGTTCAAAACAAGCAAATTTTACATGACTCACATGAAATAGATTCTTATAAGCATGAGCTTGACATACTTAGAAACAAGACAGATAAATGCAATTTTCTTTTAAAGAAAGTCGGATATAACCCCAGAAAGCTTTTGGTTTATTACAAAGAGTCAGGAGTAAGAGATTTTATCTGTAATCATTGTTGTGAACGAGATTGTTTTACTTGTGAAAATCATTATGAACAAGATTGTATCAATACGTTTGTCCTTTATGACTTTTACTTTTACATCGGTACAACCTATGACGATTTTGACGGCTTTGAACACAGTGTTCTTGAAGGAATTGACGTTAATTTAGATGATGTTTGTCTCCAAGACGTTACTAAAATTGTGGACTTAGATACTAACAAAGTTTTATTTGAAAAGGACGGTGACAACTAATGGCAAGCATATATGAACTCAAGAACGAATTTAACACTCTTTGGATGATCCTGGAAGACGAGCTCGTCGATGATGAGGCACTCGTCGGAGCATGGGAGACGGCAACAGAAGACCTCTCCATCAAACTGGAGAACTGCTGCAAGTACATCAAGAATGAGGAAGCAGTTATCGCTGGACTCAAGGAAGAGGAAGAGCGACTCAATGCCAGACGTAAGGCTAAGGAAAACGCGATCAAGAGACTCAAGCAGCTCATGCAGGATGCCATGACAGCAGCAGGTGAGAAGAAAATCCAGTGTGGAACATTCACCACATCAATTCAGAATAATGCTCCGTCAGTCGTTGTTGATGAGCAGTATATCGAGAACATCCCTGCCGAGTATCTGAGAGTCAAGGAACCGGAGATCGACAAGAAGAAGCTCCTGGAAGATTTGAAGTCAGGTAAGGACTTGGAAGGACTTGCTCATCTGGAAGTCAAGCAGAGTTTAAGGATCAGGTGATTCCTATGAAGCATTACAGAAATCTTAACGGGTGCGTCAGTAAGATGCACCGAGTTATCTACGACGCTTATGACAGAGGCTACGCACAGGGCCGTAAGGACTACGAAAGAACGAAAGGCTCCTGGCTAGAAGTACCACAGAAGAAGTATACGAGCTTCAAGTGTTCTAACTGTAAGAGCATGGTCATAGCAAAGTATCTCTTCTGTCCTCACTGCGGTTCACCTATGTCGGAGGAAGCTTATGGAACAGAAGAAAAGTAAATATCACGTTTATAGGTTTGGTATAGGGAATGGCTGTTATGCCAGAGACTACAGAAGGGACTTCGTTGGATCCACATGGGCCGTATCAGACAAACAAGCTTGCAGTCAGGTCAAGTGGAGAGAGCAGCAGAAGTATAACTTCAATTTTCTGGAACCTATCTATGACTCACTCGGCATGGGATATGTGAATTTCTATCTGAAAGCTTTCAAGGCTTCGGAGGATCCCTATGTCGAAGTCGGATGACATCAAACAGTATCTCAAATTATTAAAAGCGTTAAGCGGAAAGGAAGGTAAAGGAATGGGTATTCCCATAACAAAAGGTAAGATCGAGACCGCAAAGAAGGTCGTGCAGTATGGTCCGGAAGGAATTGGAAAGTCAACACTGGCTTCCTGCTATCCTTCTCCCGTATTCATTGACGTTGAGGGCTCGACAAAGGAATTAGACGTTGCCAGATACCCGACACCACAGACATGGAACGACATCATCACTTATGTGAATGACTTTGCGGAGTCTATGCCTGGCAAGACTCTGGTAATTGACACGGCTGACTGGGCCGAGCAGCTCTGCATAACTCAGGTCTGCATTGATCAGGGTGTTAAGGGTATTGAGAGTGTCGGCTATGGAAAAGGCTACGTCTATCTTGCAGAGAAGTTCCAGGAGCTTCTCAGGAAGTGTGACGATCTCATTGATCAGGGAGTCAATGTTGTCTTCACGGCTCATGCACAAATGCGGAAGTTTGAACAGCCTGACGAAATGGGTGCATACGACAGATGGGAGATGAAGCTCTCAAAGAAGGTGTCACCACTCTTGAAGGAATGGGCCGACATCGTGCTCTTCTGCAATTACAAGACAGACGTTATCACGGACTCCAAGACACAGAGCAAGAAGGCAACAGGCGGAAAGCGTGTCATGTATGCTTCCCATCATCCGTGCTGGGACGCTAAGAACAGATACGGTCTCCCTGACGTAATGCCGATGGAGTTTAGCCAGATTAAACATCTGTTTGAAGGTATCGAGACCAAACCGAAGGAGCCTGACTATCGCATGAAGCTCCGCGAGTTCATGAAGGACATGAAACCTGATCAAAAGCAGGAGATAGTCAACAAGTACGGCATCAATGCCAACACTACGAACGAAGAATATAAAGCCATTTATGAAAAAGTAACAGGAGGAATTTGATATGGCAGATGAAATCAAGAAGGTAGAAAACGCAGCAGAGATGGACTGGGATAGCGGTATCTCAGCAGAGGCAGGACAGTCAAACCTTCCACCCGTCGGAGAGTACGGATTCACAATTACGGAGTTTGAAAAGACTGTCTCCAAGACAGGAAAGAAGATGGCGAAGATCACTCTTGAACTTGACGAAGAAGGTCAGTTCTGGAAGCTCAACGATTATCTCGTACTCCAGGATAGCATGGCATGGAAGCTCGCACAGTTCTTTGAGTGCCTGGGCCTCAAGAAGAAGGGCGAACCTCTCACATCAATGCCCTGGAACAAGGTTCTCAATGAGACGGGCCGTGTGAAGATCAAGCACGAGG